AATATAGATGCTCAGGACCACGAAGTCCCATGCTTTCTCTGAAATGTAACACACTTAAAAATGCAAAATAGGGTGCCCGAGCAATCTCCTCAAGCACCCAAAACCTTTGATAATCCCGACCTCTGTATAAGAAGTCGAGTATAGCAACTGTGATGTCTAAAACAATCTCATTGAGTTTCTTCATCTTCATCGTGATCGTAGGTTAGTCTGCAGTCCCAGGCATAATCCTCTTCCCACTCTGGTTCATAGAGTGGGCAAGGTTCTTCAAAGAGATGTCCCATTCTTAGTTGGTGAACTCTTTCTCTGAGTGATTTGTAAAATTCTCGTTTTTGGTCTGGATTCATTCTACATGTACAGTTCCGATCATGCCTGCTCCCTTGTGGGGACCACACCAATAAGTATAGTCACCTGCTTCAGGGAATTCAACATCAAACTCCTCACCAGGTAACATTGCCAGGGCTTCATGACTTAACTCATCATGATCCTCAACGACAACATTATGAGGAGGGAGCATATTGTTAACAAAATGCACCGATTCACCAGCAGAGATAGTAACCTCTGCAGGATCAAACACAAGATTACCATTAGATCCCATCTGTACATCTACTGCCCATGCAGGCAAAGCAAGAAACAATGAAGCGAATAAAGCAATAAAAAACTTCATTAAGTTAATAGCATCTAAGACTATTTACTCAATGAAGTTTTTATCTTAAGTATTATTTAAGACCTTTTGTCAGGAATCCAACATGTCCTTGAACTCAGACATGGCAGACTTTTTACCATCAATCATACCATCAATATATCCTGCTCGATATTCCCAAGTCTGCCCACCATCCTGTCCTTTCATAGGATTGATGCATCTATGATCTCCAAGTTTATTGCATACCAAACCAGCAAGATCTAATTCATTTCCAGTCTCACCAGTTCCACCCCAAATGTGTTGACCATTGATCCACACTGCTTGGCATTTTTCACACTCTTTTCTTTCTAGTTTTAGTTCAGAGAACTCTCTATCGCTTTCCATAGGTTTGATAATGCTCCTTAAAGGTAGTTGGTTCAATTCCGAGTTCTTTTTCTAACTTTCTTCTTAGGAAGTAAGCCCGAAAAACAATCCAGTGCCAGCGGATATCAACCTCTATAAATTTTACAAGCCTCATACTATCTTCCATACCAAGGTATGCTATGAAACATAGCAGGATGGTTGCGGTTAGATAGAATGAGACCATATGAGTATCACACTGATACAGGTATTATAGATCTATTTACCTGATTTGTCAGCTACAATGTGTTACAGTTTGTATATATGTTAAGGAATCCTGTATAAATTAATCTTCTCTCAACAATTCCACGCTCTCAAGGACTTAGACAGACGATCATCTCCAGTGTTGTTGGAGGGTTTCTGTCTCTTTCTCATACCCTTCATTCTAGCGCAGAAGGATGCCCTGCGCTTGTTTCCAACCTTCTTGCTTGGTGCCTTAAGGTCAGATCCAGGATTTTCTCTTTCGTAAGACTTCCTTCCTTTTTCGTTGAGTCCTCCTTCTGAATTTTGCCCTTCTTTTTTAGTCCAGGCTGCTCCTTCATTGAGTTTCTCTTCGGTAAATTGCTTAAATGTTTTCATCTTCTTTCACACAATTGGGAACTTCGCGACCATTCTTAGTTTTAGTTCCTTTTGCTTTATAACCTTTCCAGCAAGTATCAGCACCAACATTCTTGCGTGCTGCTTTCAAACCTTCCTGTACATTAGCAAATGTATTGACAGATTCAAAATGGGGGTTCTTCATCGAAGTACCCATTTTCTCCATGTCCTTACGAGCTTTCTCGTTATTCTTTTGACGCTTTTTGAAGTCGGTCTCAAGATAAGAGTCATCTTTCTTCTTACCTTTCTTTTCCCCACCTTTGGAGAATCCAAGAATACCATGACCTTTCTTACCCAGTGCCATACCAGCAAGACCGCCGATGCCCTTGGTAGCACCCTTGACGAATCCGCCTTTCTTACCACTATTCATGAGTCCACCGACAAGACCACCAAGGATCTCATCCAGTTGCTCTTCATTGAGAGAATCAACATCTACACCTTCTGCTTCCAGAATCTCCAAAGCTTCAATCTTCAGAGTCTCGGGATAATCTTTATCACCAGGCTTAGCAGGTTTCTCACCACGCTTACGCTTGGCATGGATGTTGTCCCAAAGACCTTTTTTCTTGCCTTCTTCGATCCAGCTATAGTGTCTAGATTTAGCCATCTATCTAATTGTTTTTCTCAGTTCTATTTAGCTCATTACGAAGTTTGAAAACTTCCTGCCTCAAAGATCTAATATGACTTGATTCGGTGGCAGGTGTTGGGATTTTTTTAGGTTCAATGGGTTTGAATGTTTTATCAAAGTCCATATTTTTCCATAAAATCTTTATAGTATATACATTCCATTTGCTTTTTAGTGGCAAGTTTGTTTGCCGTAGCATACATAACTTCTCTATCCCTCTTTCCATAGAGCTTAAAGAATCTAGAGGCACTCTTTCTTTTCATGCCTTTGACAATTCTTTCTGCTTCTTTATTGACAGGAGCTTGGATCTGAGATCCAAACCCCTTAGCAGGTCTATTCTGGGGATGTGCCATATCAACCGATCCTTTGAACTTCCTCTACGATTACTGCTTGACCTGTTACAGCAATTTTTACTGCTCTCTTTACAACTGCTTGAGGTCCGCTGTAAGCATAAGTGTAATCAGCAGAAGCAGCTGAAGCGTCCACATCAGTTGTAATGGTTCTACCTGTTGCTGCGGTAATTTTTTTACCAGCGGTGCCAGCAGATAAAAATGCACTGCCAATTGCAGGGGAAGTTGAGTCATCTTCGACAGCGATAAAATCGCCTACAGAGAATGGATGGGTATCACTAATTTCACCCAGGTTTGTTCCCAGAGTATAAACAGAAGTTGCAGAATCGGTTGCTTTTACAATTCTTGCTTGACCAGGTTTGGCACCCTTGAGAATAAGTGCCTGATCTTGAATAAGAGTGATAGCAGGACCATCGTTGAATGCAATGGTAGCATCACCAGCAGTTGCAACTACGCGATAGAATCCAGTTTGTACTGCTTGATATTCTGTAGCACCAGCAGCAACGCTGTTTGTGCTTAAAACATTTAATACTGTCATGTCGGGTTAGTTCGAGTCTTGACTATTTATCTCCTTTTGCTTCTTTAGCATCTTTTGTAATTCCGCTGTACTGCCAACAAACATCGTGTTATTAACAGTAGACGGTCCAGACTTCTTCTCATCAGCATCTAACTCCTTCATCTTCTTTTGCAAGTCAATGAGTTTGTCAGCAGTATCTGCTACATTTTTAATAAGTTGACCTGCAACTTCATAAGCACGAGGATGATCTGACGCTCGTGCCACATCAAGTATTCCATCTACTGCCTCCTGACCCTTCATTACTAGATTGTGTAACTGAGCACGAGTTGTCTCGTAGTCTTGTTTGACATCCTCAGTTTCTGATTTTTTAAGTGTTGGCTTCACTTTCTCAACATGTTTCTGGAGTTCAGAAGGTTCTGTTCCAAATGCTTCATTGAGACCATCAAACGGATTTGCCATTAGGTAATGTCCTCATCTTGTCCACTTCTGGGATTATACTTCTTGACATCTGTGAAGAAGCTTGAGGTTTCACCAAACCCAAAGTCATCATCAGCATCTATCAGAGCATCATCTGCACTATCTATCAGATGAACATCAGCGCCAGATGCGTGCTCCACAAGTTTAGTTCCATGCCTACCTCTAAGAACACTGACATTATTACCATCAACCTTCTCAACTCTGAATACCTCATCATCAATTTGGAATTCGTTTCCAATTGACAATCCAGATGCACTTGTAAGTGAAACTACTTGCGATGAGTTCGACATAGCTGCCGTGGTTGTAGTCAACGCAGTACCAGCAAGGTTTTCTGTTGCTGTAGGAACAACGCTGTATCTCTGAACCCTTGGAGCAGTTGTGGTATCTGTCGATGCATACATATCGACTTGTGCAGACTTGATAACCTTGGACTCGCTGACTGGACCGTAGAGATATGTTTTTACTGTAAACTGAAGAGTGTAAATGATTGCTCTTCTGTTTGCAAAGTCTCCTTCATAACTATCCTCATATGATAAACCTGTCAGAACAACAGGAACATCTTTAATTTCATTCATTTCTTCCAATAATTTAATTGGCATATTAAAATGTGGTTGGAAATATGGAAGGATTTGTTCCAAAATTTGCAATCCATCTTCTTGAGTTTTTGATATAATTGCCAACTCAAACGACAAATTATATGGTACAGGCATAAAAATATTTTTGTTGCTTGTACCGTCTTTTGCAACTCTAACTTTCTGAGTAGGAGAAACTTTTCTACTAGAATCATATTGCATTCCATTGATCTCAAAAGAGATTCTAGGCAGAGTTATCTGCACTCTTTTATTTGTAAGATCAGGATTGCTATCAAGACGCGCCAGGAACTTTTGCTTGGGTCCATAAGCCAAAGGCACTTTCATCACTTCATTAGAGCGACGAAGTTCAATGTTGTTGAACAAAGTTCCAAACGCAACAACAGTTCTTCTAAAAATTTCGTGATAAAAATATGTGCCTAACATCAGATTGTAGTATCAGTAGTGGACCCGAAAGTACCAAATGGATTACCTTCAGTGAAGTCGATGATATCATCATCTTCAGTTTCAAAGGTGTAGTTTTGGTCAATACTGTCAGCAGTATTTGTATTATTTAGAGTGTTATAAGACTCGGGACTCCAGAGAGCACCAGAGGTTAGACCCTTTACGGTCTCTGCAGTATTGAAGGTTCCAGTTCGATTGATGATTTGGAGTTCTCTTGTAGAACTATTCCAAGATTTGACTTCTGCTCTATTGTCTTTGGGGGAGTAATCAATTGTGACAGTAGGTACAGAAGTATACCCAGTTCCGCCGCTCGTAAGAGTAAGACCAGTAACAATGCCCGCAGAAGAAACCGTAGCAGTCGCTGTAGCTCCACTTCCACCACCTCCTGTAATAGTGACTGTAGGCGGCAGAGCACTCTTATAATGCTCTCCGCCGTCTGTGATCGTAAATCCTGTTACCGCGCCTCCAGAGACCGCTGCAGTCGCTCTGGCGAGGTATAGGTCACCAACAATCTCCTCACCAACTGTAAAGTCTCCAGAACCACCAGCATCCATGACCAACTTGATAGAGTTGGCAAATGCAAGTTCAACAGCATCGATCTCAGCAACACCTGTATCGAGATCTTCGTCGCTGTACTCAAACATTTCGCACTGACATTCCCACACATAACCTTTACCAAGTTGGTAGAAAGGTCTCTCAGATTCTACAAATTTAATCTCAAATAAATGCTTTGCTGCAGGGAACCAGATGAGGTCTCCTTCATTAGGGCGACCTTCTACATTTAATGCAGCATTATCATCAACCTTCTCAGTAAACTTTTCTCTAGAAAAAATGAAAGTTGTCTTATCTTCGATACGAACACCAAACTTACTGAGCAAGTCTCCTTGACCTTCCCAACCTTCTACATTATTAATGTATGCTCTTACTTGTAATGCCTGTGTAAAATTACTGGTCTCAACTTCATTTAATATAGTGTCTCTATTGACATAAGTTCTGGGGAGATAATAGATATCCTGACCATAGATTTCAATACTTTCTACGATCAAATTCTCCATAAACTTCTGTTCTTGTGTAGACCCATTGATATTGAGTCTACAGGATGAAGTGTAATCCGATTGTACGCAATCGCTAGGATTGGGATTAGAATATGCCATATCAGCCGATTAGATCCATTGGAGGGATTTCAAATGTAGTCCTGATTTCTTGCTCAAGTTGCATCTTCATCTTCAGAGCGTCCTCAAGAATTTGACGACCATTTAACTTCACACCACCGAGCATTTGGATGCCATCATACTTACTTAGGTTGCGACCCCACTGTTCCATAAACAATGCTTCAGTATAGTCCTTCAACCAGTGATCATTAAACATACCCGTGTATGTTGTAGGATCTTGTCTCATGGTACATTCAACCAGGATCCAATCTCCCGCTTGAAGATCTTCCCAATCCATGTCCATGTAGAGTCTGTTCTGATATTCGTTCCATCTGATTCTACGGTTTGCTTGAGAATTGGTGACCCAATCCAATGTCTCAAGATACTGGGAAGTCATAAAGTAGTGAAGGATATGTCCATGCGTCATTGCATAGATATCATTCAAAAAGATTTGATATTTGATATTAAAGATATTGCCAGGAACAATACTAGATGCACCTATATTTGTATATACATGATTGATACCGAGAATACCAGGTGGCAGATCTAAGTAATCATTATTTTCATACCAGTTTGTTCCACCCTGTTGAGTGGAACTTTTTGCTGCTGTTTTAATAGCATCAGTAACTTCAATCTTAATGAAAGTCTTGTAACTTCCATTGTAATGATACTCCTGATAATGATCAATCGATTCTTCGATAAGATCATCCAGTTGCTCATCACAAACATTAATGTCAATCGCAGGATAACCTAACCTGCGAAGAGCATACATCTTCAGTTCAGTTTTTGAAGCGGGTCTAGTTGCTGACATTTGTTATTATGCGAATGAGTTGATCGAGAGGGTTGTTACATTACCAGCAGAAACGGTTTCTGTAGGTTTGAAGAAACCAGACACATTATCAACAGTAACACTAGTAGCACCAATAGCGGTAATAGTACCACTAGTTGCAGAAGTGTCACCTACCACAGAATCACCAACCTGCATTTGCAGGACAGTTAAAACATCAATTGTTGCATCAGCGTTACCACCAGTGATTGTAACCGTATCACCAACTGCATAACCAGAACCATCATTATTGATAGTCACTGCAGTAATAGCACCAGCAACTGCTGTAATATCAACAGTTAATCCAGTACCAGAACCTGTTGTAGTAGTTGCAACATCAGTTGCTGTAACATAACCAGTTCCAGCGACAAGAGATGCTGCATCGAGTGATTCCACATCACCAGGAACGGGATCACCAGACAGATTCAAAGTCAAAGTGGTAGTAGTTGCAAGGTTGTTGAGCATTGCCTGAAGTTGGGCAAATGCGTTATCAAGTTTTGTCTGAACCCTTGCTTCTGTATAATACAGATTTGAAGTACCTTCAGTAAGATCATCAGTGTCTTGGTTTGTGAGATCGAGGTTTGCACCAGTTGCAGCAGCAACACGGGCATCAGCACGAGCATCAGTATAGTAAAGGTTGGTAGAACCCTCAGAGAGAGAATCAGTATCATGATTACTGATACTGGAAACTGTTCCCGTTACATCGCCTGTGAGATCACCTGTAATGCCACCAGATGCAGTAAGCGTGTTATCAAAATTGCCATAATTACTATAGACATTCTGATATCTAAAACTGCCAAGACCAAGACTATAAGCACCATCAGCATCTGGTCTGACTTGCTTAGTTTGTGTATCTGGTGCTACAAGATTACCTGTAAGATCACCTGTAACACCACCAGTCGCAGTGATCATTTGGGCAAAGTTACCATAATCACTATAGATATTTGCGTATCTGAAGCTGCCAAGACCAAGACTATAAGTACCATCAGCATCTGGTCTAACTTGTTTGGTCTGCGTATCTGCTGCTACGAGGTTACCTGTAAGATCACCTGTGACACCACCAGATGCAGTAACCATGTCAGCAAAGTTGCCATAATTACTATAGATATTTGCGTATCTGAAACTGCCAAGACCAAGGTTGTAAGTATTATCGGTATCGGGTCTAACTTGTTTGGTCTGCGTATCTGATGCTACAAGATTACCTGTAAGATCACCTGTAACACCACCAGATGCGGTGAGCATTCCAGAGAAGTTGCCGAGAACACCCCAAATGCCAGCCCATCTACGAGTAGAAAGACCAAGATTATAAGTGTCGGTAGTATCGGGTCTAATGGC